GTTAGCTCTGCTTGCGGCTTGTGTGTTCCTTGAGTACCCAGAAGTAAAAGAAATTAAAGGTGCGTTGATATTTGTAGTATGTGGTGCACTGGTGAAACAGGAATATACATTTGATCGGCGATTTGATATATTTGGGACACTAACCCCACTGCTGGCTCGAAGAGAAGTTGCTTACGAAACTGGCGTGTTTAACGCAAACCCAAACGGACTATGTAGACGATACTGTGGAGTGCTGTCATGTGTCCATAATGGGAGTCATAAATAGGAAAAAGATATGCCAATCAAAAAAGAAAACAGAGATTATAAACACGAATCAGCTCTTGAGAAGAAACGCCCAGGAGCACCCGAAGCAAGAGCAGAACGTCAACGCGCTCGTAGAGCACTTGATAAAAAAGGCGTAGATCGCAGTGGTAAAGATGTGGCACACGTAAAAGCGTTATCAAAGGGTGGCTCAAACAAAGATGGCTATTTCTTATCAGACAGCAAAAAGAATCAAAGCTATGCAAGAGATAGCAACCATAAACCTAAAAACACGTATGACAGAAAGGGATGAGAGTAACAACACGAGGCGTAGAAAAATTAGCGCAAGAAGCAGGGATTTCAGATTCAACGATAGAGCGCCATATTGATGAGCTGGTGTCATTAACACTGCTAGTTGCAAAACGGGAACGGAAGCTATGTAAACGAGCAATTAGGGCGTGGTACTTCGATAGGAGTTTAAATAAGCCACCACTGTTTGATGTACTCGAAGATATAGACGAAGATTTAATTTAATAACGATTCGCTGCCGTAAGCAGATTGAGGAGAAGCTATGAGTATGTATGAAGAATTCCATGACAGTGAAGTGTGGGATTTTTATGATGATGACCGCTGGTACGACTACACACCTACAAAATGGACCGTGAATCACCACAAAGCAGTCAAATATCTAAAAGTTATACATAAAACTGATACCGCTATGCTTTTAGAGATAGCAGTAAACAAAAAGAGATTGGAGTTATGGATACCAAAAGCCATCATTAAAGAACATAACGGAGCAACTATTACAGTACACACAAAAACGTATGATTCAATAGTACAAAAGAAATTAGACTGGTTAAATGGGATACCACTATGGAAATTATAGGCAATAAAGCTCTGCGTTTTAAACCTCAGAATCCGAGCAGGGTGTCTGAGTTTATCCCAAAGAGTAAGGTAGTTGGTGACGAGGCTATAGTGCATTGGGGTCTTGACGAGTGCATGGTGCTAAAGAATATGGGTGTTAGCGATGTGCCATCGCCTATCAATAAAGACTACAAATGGCATGGGATATATAAGCCATTCAACCACCAAAAAGAAACGGCTGGGTTTCTCACGCTACATAAAAGGGCGTATTGCCTTAACGAAATGGGTACTGGAAAGAGCGCTAGTGTGCTTTGGGCGGCTGATTATCTTATGGACAAAGGTTATATAAAGCGCGTGCTTATTGTTTGCCCGCTGTCTATTATGCACAGTGCGTGGAAAGCTGATGCGTTTAGAACCATTATGCACAGGTCGGTTGGTATTGCACACGGTACAAAAGATGTACGTGAAGGAGTGATTAAAGGGCATAGTGAAATTGTGGTTATTAACTACGATGGGATTATTTCTGTTATGGATGCAATCGATAGAGCTGAGTTTGACCTTATTGTTATCGATGAATATAACCACTATAAAAATGCACAGACACGCCGCTGGAAAGCAATGAACAAACTGGTTAAGGCTAATACATGGCTTTGGGGTCTAACAGGCTCACCTGCCTCCCAGCTACCTACAGATGCATATGGTCTTGCTAAACTGATGAACCCAAGTAGCGTACCTAAATTTTATAATGCGTTCAGAGATGACGTGATGCTCAAGGTCACGCAATTTAAATATGTACCGCGCCAGAATGCAATGGACATGGTGTTTAAGGTTTTGCAACCAGCGATACGTTATACAAAAGAAGAGTGCCTTGATTTGCCACCGCGTATGTATATAACGCGAGAAGTGCCTATGTCAGCGCAACAGAAGAAATACTATAAGCTACTTAAAGAGCAGATGATTATCGAAGCCGCAGGGGAAGAAATATCCACAGCAAACGCGGCTGTTAACCTTAGCAAATTATTACAAATTGCATCGGGCAATGCCTACTCAGACAACAAAGAGGTAATCGAGTTCGACTGTAGCAGCAGACAGGAAGCACTACTTGATATTATTGAGGAGGCAAGTAAGAAGGTAATTGTGTTTGCTACGTTTAGGCACTCCATATCCATGCTTGAGGATTTAATGAAACGAAACAATATACCTGTTGGGGTTATTCACGGGCAGGTGTCACTGACTAAACGCTCTGCGCTCGTAGAGGAGTTTCAAAGTACATCAGAACCACGTGTGCTTATTCTGCAACCACGAAGTGCGAGTCATGGGATTACCCTTACAGCGGCTAATGTTGTTGTGTGGTGGACACCGACGCCATCTGTTGAGACATACTTGCAGGCAAATGATAGGGTTCATCGTGCGGGTCAAGATGCGCCATGCACTGTTATACACTTGTGCGGATCGCCAGTAGAAGAAAGATTTTACAAAACACTTGAACATAAGGGGAATTTATTAGATGATTTGCTAGGATTATATAAAGATGTGCTCACACTCTAGGGAGGCTTAATGCCAATTCTTACCATACTACCTGTGCTGGCTATACTTGCCATGGGGCTTCTAACGGCATCACTTGTTGTCTTATACTTGTTTGCTAAGGAGCTAAGGGGCGAAGATGAAGAAGATGATTAAGTAGTAAATAATAGTTGACAATAGTTTAGAGTATCACTATAATAACACCATCGTTGAAAGATACGGTTCCCCCACGAAACGGGGTGGTTTAATTGGAGGCATTTATGACTGGTGTAACAGCGGAAAAGCTCGTTGAAATCTATGTAAAGATAAGAGATAAACGGGCGCAGATACAAAAAGATTACGAAAAAGAAGACGGCAGGCTTAAAGAACAGTTAGAATTGGTGACTGGAAAACTGCTTGATATATGTAGGGACACAGGTGTTGAAAGTATGCGTACCACTGCTGGTACTGTATCTAGGTCTGTTAATACTCGTTACTGGACGAGTGACTGGGCTTCAATGTATGAGTTTATTAAGGAGAATGACGCGGTAAACTTGCTGGAGCAGCGCATCCATCAAGGTAATATAAAAGCATTTTTAAACGAGAACCCAGAGAGCGTCCCTAAAGGGTTGAATTCTGATAGTCGATATACAATTAGAGTAGTGAGAGCACGAAATGGATAAAGAACAATTATTAACCGTAGACCAACTAGCAAGCTTCTTGCAAGTATGCCCAGAAACGGTACGTAGGTATGTAAGAAGTGGCGATATTAAAGCTGTAAAACTAGGTAGAGCACTTAGATTTAGCAGAGAGCAAATCGAGGATTTCATTAATCGGTTTGCTGAAAAAGATTTAGGGGAAGAACCTAAAGAAGAGGATGACGATGTGGACGAGCAAGATTCACACGACACTGATGAAGAAAATTTAGATTACGACAACATTTAATACTGGAGAAATACTATGAGTAACATGACATTATTTTCAAACGGCGCTAGCGTACCTGCATATTTAAGAGAAGCAGCAGACGACCTAACCGATACTCTTGCGGGTAATAGCAACCAGTACAAACGTATCTCTATTAAAGGGGGCGTTTGGCGCATGATGATTAACGGGAAAGAAATCTCGAAGAATGAAGATCGTTCAATGAACTTCATCGTAGTTGCGGCATCGCCTAGTAACACCAGAACATTTTACTCGAAGTCTTATGTGGAAGGTGAAGCACTACGCCCAACCTGTTCGAGTATTGATGGCACAAAGCCTGACGCGAACATCGAGGAACCACAAGCGAATACTTGCGCTGTCTGCCCACAAAACATCGCGGGATCTGGCGCAAATAATAGTAGAGCTTGCCGCTTTAGCCGCAGACTGGCTGTCATGCTCGAGAACGATATGCGTGAAGAAGCAGATGTATATCAGCTCGTAGTACCAGCACAGTCTCTGTTTGGCTCAGGCGAGAATGGTAAACTGCCCTTGATTGCTTATGCACAGTTCTTAAAAGCAAATAACGTGCGTATCTCAGGGGTTGTAACAGAGGCGAGATTTGATACAAATTCTCCTACACCCAAGCTGGCTTTCCGTGCTGTGCGCCCTTTAACTGAAGAAGAGTATTACTTCACAAAAGAAAAAGGCAAATCAACCGATGCGCTAAATGCCAT